CTATGCAGGGTTTAGCGGGTCGGGTTAAGAATGTAAAACTAACGGTTGATGGATTAGCAAAAGCCTACGCATCGTTAAGGATTGTTCAAGATGCTTTAAATGTCACTGTTCAACGTGCCGAATCAGAAAGGCGTTTGATGTTGTTATCGCAGGGGTTTGATAATTTAGCCTCTGTTACTGAAGCGGCAACAGCAGCATCTAAGAAATTTGGATTAAGTCAAACGCAAGCTAATAGAGAATTTGCACAGGTTTATGCAAGGTTACGTCCATTAGGTATTTCATTAGAAACAATTAGATCTGTTTATGAAGGCTTTAACACCGCTGCAAAATTAAGCGGTTCAAGCGCGACTGAGGCCTCAAATGCTTTCTTGCAATTAAGTCAGGCGTTAGGTACTGGAGCCTTAAGAGGTGATGAATTAAGGAGCGTATTTGAACAAACGCCTGCTGTTATTCAGGCAATCGCCAAAGAGATGAATGTAACGGTAGGAGAAATAAAAGATTTAGCAAAAGAAGGAAAAGTAACAACAGAATTTATTTTGCCAGCGCTGGAACGACTGCGAACTGAAGGGGCTGACAAATTAGCGGAAGCAATGAAAGGGCCAGAACAACAATTTAGAAATTTAAATATTGCAATTGAAGAATTAAAAATTGCGGCAATCGCTGACAATATGGAACGAATATTAGCTCTTGTTAATGGTTTAACTGATACGACAAAAACTTTAACTAAAATTATTAACGCGCCGGGTTTTAAATTCTTTTTTGATACTTTATACAAATTAAGTACAGGCCCATTAGATAAATTAAATAAAATTGGTAGTTTGTTCCCTAGTGGAAATGATAAAGACGCAGAGAAATCAGGCGATACTTTAAAAATGACTATTTGGGGAATTAATCAAGAAACAAAGAAAGCAAAATCATTATTAGAAACTACGTTTGGAAAATCAATGATGAAAAAATTAGATGAATTTGGAAAAGGTTTAAACGATATTGGTTCCTTAGTTGGTGATTCTCTTGTTAGTGCTTTTAAAGGTTTAGAAGATGCGCTCGTTAATTTCGTTACAACTGGAAAACTTCAATTTAAATCATTAGTTCAAAGTATTATTGCGGATTTGGCACGGATAACGATAAGACAAGGAATTACACAACCGTTATTTAGTGCGTTTAAAGGTGCGTTAACAAGTGCTTTTAGCGGCGGATTAAATAGTGGTAACGCATTAAGTGGTGCTTCATTGCCTTCAGATGTTGGAGGCCTTTCGTTCTCTGATGCGATGAGTTTGCCAAGCCCCTATGCAACAGGTGGTTTTGTTAATAAACCTACAAACGCCCTTATAGGTGAGGCGGGTTCCGAATATGTCATTAGAGCCGATCAAATGGATCAGGCAATGCGGCGTTACGCCAAAGGAGCAAGGGGGCAAAGTGTTATTGATGGCGTAGGTGGTTCTGAAGATGAAAGCGGTAATCTTGTAGGAGCTGGCGCGATAGATGTTCGTTTTGATGTTCAACGTATTAACGCTGTTGACTATGTAACGGCTCAACAATTTGAACAAGGGATTAGATCAGCAACAGAACAAGGCGCTAGAAAAGGGGAACAAATGACATTAAGACGATTACAAACAAGCCCTAATACACGTAAAAGAATCGGGGTTTAATTATGGAAATAGCAGTAGGTAATTTTTTACTTTTAAACGGGACACAATATAAGTTTCAAAACTTTTTTATTAACGAAACTATTACATACGAAAGTAACGATTACTCTTTTGCACCGTTTGGATTCTCTGGAGTAAGTGTTAATAGAAATGGAGACGGAACAGAGTGTTCAATTGTTTTTCCTAATAACTCATTAACTAGAAATTGGGCTGATGAAGCAATAAAAAATAAATGGTTATGCAATATAAAAGTAATGATTTTAGACCCTACTGATAACACTTCTTTTAATCCTATGCACACTTATCATGGTCGAATTATGGGCGGTCAATGGAACGAAATTAGTGTTACTTTATCTGTTGGCACTATTCTTGATTCTGTGGGGAGTGATGTACCTCAAAGACGCTTAACAAAATCATTAGTTGGAGATTTACCAACAAGTAGCGGTGTCAGATTGCAGTGATTTAATCGGCTTACGTTATAAACGC